TATGGAAGTCCATGACCGTCTACTGGCTGCATAGCACCCAGCACCATATGGTATGCAGGAAGGATTTTCATGCGTAAAATGTAAATTATTTCGCTGTCTACTTGACGGGGTGCACACCAGATTGCCCCACACTTCGCAGGAAAAGCGTAAAAATCCGAAAGGAGCGCATAGACCATGGACGACATCGACTACGGCGCGCTGTTTGGTATCGACGCTGAAGGCGCAGAAGTGACGGAACCCGCCGAACCGTCCGCCGATACCACCGCGCAAGGCGCAAACGAGCAGGAACCCGCCGAACCTGCGGTTGTCGAGCAGCAGGAAGAGACCACAGAGGGAGCCGAGGACGGCGGCCAGAGCGCCGGGGGAGATAGCCCGGAGGGCCAGGCTGACGGCCAGAAGCAGCAGACGCCCGAGCAGAACGCCCAGTTCGCCGCCGCCCGCCGGAAGGCGGAGGCCGAGCGGGACGCTGCCATCGCCAAGGCCAGGCAGGACGCCCAGGCCGAGGCCCAGCGCACCATCGACGAGGCGTTCCGCAACAGCGGACTGTCCAACCCCTACACCAAGAAGCCCATCACCAGCAAGGCGGAGTACGACGAGTACCGCACCCGCCTGGAGGCAGATCGGAAGGCCCGCCTCCTGAAGAAGAGCGGGATGTCCGACGACGAGTTCCGGGAGTTCGTCCAGGGCCTGCCGGAGGTGAAGCAGGCCAAAGAGGCCCAGGCGGCAGCCGAGACGGCGGCCCGGCAGGCCAGGGAGCAGCAGGCGAAGCTGAAGGTGGAGGAGCAGCTGAAGGAAATCTCCGCACTTGACCCCTCTATCCAGGAGCTGAAAGACCTGGCCAAGATGGAGACCTACCCGAAGTTCTACGAGCTGGTGAAGCGGGGCAACACCCTGACAGACGCTTTCAAGCTGGCCAACTACGAGGCCCTGACCGGGCGCGCGGCGGCGGCCAGCAGGCAGGCGGCCATCAACTCCGCCCAGGGCAAGCAGCACCTCTCCCCCACCACCCAGCGGGGCGCGGGGGCTGTGAGCGTACCGGCGGACGTGAAGGCGGAGTACCTGGCCTTCAACCCGGACGCCACCGACGCGGAAATCCAGCAGCATTACAACAGGTACGTGAAAAACCACAAGAAATGACGGAAAGGAGCGAGCTATATGGCTTTTCTGATTCAGCAGGTAGACGGCGGGCGGGTGCCGGGCATCGAGTACCTGCCCTGCGGGGCCATCACGCCCAAGGTGGGCATGGCCCTTATCCAGAGCGGCGGCAACCTGGCCATCGCCACCGGCAGCAACGTGCCCACCTACGTGAGCATGATTGAGAAGGAGGCGGCCTGCACGGCAGGCGACATCATCCCGGTCATGCGGGTGCTGCCCGACATGATGTTCGAGACCACCTTCCAGGCGGCGGCCACCGCCGTGAACCTGGGCGACAAGGTGACACTGCACACGGACGGCCTGCAGGTGACGGCCACCAAGACCAGCGGCGTGGCCGAGGTGGTGGGCATGGACGGCACCGCCGTGGGCGACAAGGTGCGGGTGCGCTTCCCCGGCGGCGCTGCGGCTGCCAGCGGGGGCGGCGGCTGATAGCCCGCCGGAGTAATCGAGGAAAGGAGACGACAGACTTATGGCTAACATCACTTTTACCGAAGGCAGCGGCCTGCAGGACAGCATTTTCGGCAAGTCCCAGGCCCCCATTCGGATGTTCCTGGAGAAGCGGGGCGAGGCGTTTGAACAGGCTTCCATGGTGAAGGAGCTGTTCAGCGTGGGCACCAGCAAGCACTGGGGCGAGAAGTTCACCACCATGACCGCCATGGAGGGCTTCCAGCCCGTGGGCGAGAACGGCGAGTACCCCGTGGACGGTATGCAGGAGGGCTTCGACAAGTTCCTGGAGCACATGACCTGGAAGAACAGCTTCTCCCTGTCCCGCGAAATCGTGGAGGACGCCAAGCTCATGGACTTGAAGAAGCAGCCCGCCGGGTTCGTGGCCGGTTACTACCGCACCCGCGAGCGGTTCGGCGCGGCCCTCTTCGGCGCGGCCATCACCAAGGCCACCAGCATGAAGTTCTACGGGAAGACCTTCGACGCCAAGTGCGCGGACGGCAAGGGCCTGTTCGACACGGCTCACCCCTCCAAGCTGGGCAAGGCAACCCAGTGCAACCAGTTCTCCGATGCCTTCAGCGTGGATGCCCTCTCCGCCGTGGAGACGGAGATGCAGGGCTTCCAGGGGGACAACGGGGAAATTCTGGACGTTGCCCCGGACACCATCCTGATTCCCAACGACTACCAGCTGAAGCGGGATGTATTCGCTGCCGTGGGCGCGGACAAAGACCCGGACACCGCCAACAACGGGTTTAACTACCAGTTCGGGCGGTGGAACATCATCGTGTGGCCGTACCTCAACCAGTTCATCACCAAGGGCACGAAGCCCTGGGTGCTGGGCGACAGCAAGTACAACGAGGAGTACGGCGGCGCGGTGTGGCTTGACCGCGTGAACCTGGAAATCCGCAGCGAGCTGGCCAGCAACGACGCCAACGTGTGGAAGGGCTACGCCCGGTTCATCGCTGGCTTCAACGACTGGCGCGCCTTCGCTGTGGGCGGCGTGAGCGGCGGAACCGAGCTTATCAGCTCCACCTGACCAAGGAGAACCCAGCCGGGCGGCGGCAGGCAGCCGCTGCCCGGCTATTCTCATACCGGGAAGGAGGAAAGGCCATGACGGTATCCCAGGTCATTCAGATCGTGGATGACATCAAGCCAAACGCATTTACCAACGAGACCAAGACGGCGTGGCTGAACGAGGTGGAGGGCATGGTGCAGACGGAAGTGTTCCTGTTCGCTCCGGTGGAGGTCATCCAGTATGACTACACCGAGGACAAGGACACGGTGCTGCTGGTAGACCCGCCCCACGACAAGCTGTACCAGGCATACCTGGCCGCCCGCGTGGACTTTGCCAACGGCGAGTACAACAAGTACCAGAACACCATGCAGATGTTCAACAGCTTTTTCGGGGAGTTCATGCGGTGGTATGCCCTCAATTACTGTCCGGCGGACGCACACGAGGAGGGATTACTATGAGCAACGGGCGCGGAGACTGGCACGGCTACTACATCTCGGCCTATGGGCTGGCGGTAAAGCACGGCTTCTCCGGCACCGAGGAGGAGTGGCTGGAGACCCTGAAGGGCGAGAAAATCGAGCTGCGCTACAACGAGGACACCAACACCCTGGAGTGGAAGTATGTGGAGAGCGACGAGTGGAACACGCTCATGGACATCAACGACCTGCAGGGCGCGGTGGTATCCGCAACCCTGGCCCAGGCCACCGCTGCCAAGGAGGCGGCGGAGACCGCACAGGAGGCAGCCGAGACGGCCCAGAGCGCGGCGGAGGACGCGGCAGGGGTAGCAACCACACAGGCCACCCAGGCGGGCAAAAGCGCCGCTGCGGCGGCCCAGGATGCCACCGACGCGGCCACCGCAAAGACGGCAGCAGAGACTGCACAGACCGCCGCACAGACTGCCAAGGGGCAGGCAGAGAGCGCGGCCAGCGCGGCCCAGGGTTCTGCTGCCAGCGCGGCGGAGGACGCCGGGAAAGCCCAGGCGAGCGCCACGGCGGCGGCGGGGAGCGCATCCGCTGCGGCCCAGGATGCCGCAGATGCAGAGGCAGCCCAGGCGGCAGCCGAAGCTGCGCAGAAGAAGGCGGAGGACGCGGCGGCATCTGTGGGAGACGCGGAGCAGGCGGCCCAGGACGCCATCACGGCAGCGGGCACCGCTACTACCAAGGCGGCGGAGGCCCTGCAGAGCGCCCAGGACGCGGCCCAGGATGCAGATGATGCAGAGGCGGCCAGGGCAGCAGCCGTGGCAGCACAGGGCGCTGCAGAGACCGCAGAGGGAAACGCGGAGGCGGCGGCAGGCACCGCCACATCTGCAAAGACGGCGGCGGAGACCGCCCAGGGAAAGGCCGAGGACGCCCAGGAGGCAGCCGAGACCGCCCAAGGAGCGGCGGAGCAGGCGGCCATCACCGCAACCACGGCAAAGACCGCAGCACAGACCGCCCAAGGAGCGGCGGAAGCTGCCCAGGGAGCCGCAGAGACGGCCCAGGACGCGGCGGAGACGGCGGCGGGAACCGCTACCTCCAAGGCTTCGGAGGCCGCGCAGAGCGCCGCTGCAGCGGCCCAGGATGCGGACGACGCGGAGGACAAGGCCATCCTGGCACAGAGCTGGGCGGTGGGCGGAACCGGAACCCGCGAGGGCGAGGACACCAACAACGCGAAATACTGGAGCGACAACGCCCAGGGAGCTGCTGGCGGCGGCGTCACCAGCTTCAACGGGCGTTCCGGGGCGGTGGCCCCCCAGGCCGGGGACTACACCGCCGATATGGTGGGTGCCCGCCCCAGCACCTGGACACCTTCGGCGGAGGACGTGGGGGCCAGGCCGGACGACTGGACACCCAGCGCGGCGGAGGTGGGCGCTGACCCCACAGGGACAGCGGCGGCAGCCGTCGCGGCCCACAACCAGGCGGAGAGCGTCCACACGGCGGAGTTTGCCAAGAAGGCGGACGCCGCAGCCCTGACGGCCCACACCGGGAACACCAGCAACCCCCACAATGTGACGGCGGAGCAGGCCGGGGCGCGACCCGATACCTGGACACCTACGGCTCAGGAGGTGGGGGCAGACCCGGCGGGCACGGCGGAAAGCGCGGTGAGCGCCCACAACCAGGCCAGCGATGCCCATTCCACCCAGTTCAACGCCAAGGCAAACGCTTCAGATCTGACCGCACACACCGGAAACAAGAACAACCCGCACGGCGTCACTGCTGCCCAGGTGGGGGCGGCAAAGCCGGGGGACGTGTTCACGGTGACGCTGCTGGCCAGCGGATGGAGCGAGAAGAGCCAGACGGTGAACGACGAGCGGTTCGTGACGAGCGGGTACGCCTTCATCACCAACCCGGCGGATGCGAGCTTTACCGCCTGGGCGGAGGCGGTCATCCACGGCCAGGACGTGACGGTGGCCGGGCAGATGACCTTCACCTGCGCCGGAGATGCCCCGACGGGGGACATCACGGTTAAAATCATCAGACTGGAGGCTACGGAAGCATGAGCAGGACATTCAACATGGTGGGCGGCGGAGCTGGCGGAGGCATCAAGCTGGTGGCCATCGACATCACCAAAGCGCCCAACAAGGTGAACTACCGCCCCGGCCAGACCTTTGACCCGGCGGGCATGGAGGTAACGGCCACCTACTCCAACGGGGCCACGCTGCTGGCAACGGGCTGGACATACTCCCCCACCGGCGCGCTGGCGGAGGGGGCGCAGAGCGTCACCATCGTGTACACCGAGGGAGGCGTGAGCGCCCAGGCGAGCCAGGCCATCACGGTACAGAAGGCCAGCTTCGCCGTACCGAGCCAGGGTTCTCCCCTGGTCTACACCGGCGGCCAGCAGTCGCCGGACTGGACGGGCTATGACAGCGCGGAAATGACCATCGGCGGAACCAGCGCGGCCACGGACGCAGGAGATTACCAGGCCATCTTCTCCCTGAAGGACAAGGTGGGCACCCAGTGGGCGGACGGCACCACCGAGGACAAGACGGTGAGCTGGAGCATCGGGCGGGCCACCGTCAACGTCCCGACGCAGAGCGGAAGCCTGACCTACAATGGAGAAGCCCAGTCCCCCAGCTGGAGCGGGTACGACAGCTCCAAGATGACCATGGGGGGAACCACCAGCGGAACCAACGCGGGAAGCTACGACGCCAATTTCACCACCACGGCCAACTACCAGTGGCCGGATGGAACAACCGAGGCCAAGACCGTGAGCTGGAGCATACAGAAGGCGGCGGGCAGCCTTTCCATCTCACCGGAGAGCATGACCCTGGATACCAGCGCCACCAGCAAGGTCATCACGGTGACGCGGGCGGGCACCGGAGCAATCAGCGCACAGAGCAGCGCCCCCACGATTGCAAGCGTGAGCGTGAGCGGGAACCAGGTGACGGTGACGGGCCTTGCCAACGGCAGCGCCAATATCACCATCAGCGTGGCGGCGGACACCAACTATACCGCCCCGGCCAGCAAGCAGTGCAGCGTGACGGTGAGCCTGCTGAAAGACAACTTCGCGGATAACGAGTGGTCTGAAATCATCGCGGCCTGCCAGAGCGGGAACGTGCCCGCCAGCTGGGTGGTGGGCAACTACAAGAACATGACCATCAACGGCAAGGCGTACCGCATCGACATCATCGGGAAGAACCACGACACCTATGCCGCCGGAGGCACTGCCCCCCTGACCTTCCAGATGCACGACTGCTACACCGAGACCAAGCAGATGAACTCCAGCAACACCAACAGCTGCGGCTGGCAGAACAGTGCCATGCGCACCACTCACCTGCCCGCCATCCTGAACCTGATGCCCGCCGAGGTGAAGGCGGCCATCCGGGAGGTGCAGAAGAAGACCAGCGCGGGCAACCAGAGCAGCAGCATCCAGACCACCAACGACAAGCTGTTCCTGCTGTCGGAAATCGAGATCTTCGGCAGCACCACCTACTCCTACGCAGGAGAGGGCACCCAGTACGCCTACTACCAGGCGGGAAACAGCAAGGTTAAAAATCGGAACGGCGGCGCGGACTACTGGTGGGAGCGTTCTCCTTATTCCAGCGACTCCACCTTCTTCTGTCTTGTCGACAGAAACGGCAACGCCAGCGCCACCAGCGCCAGCGGCTCGTATGGCGTGGCCTTCGGCTTCTGCTTTTAATCCAGCATCCACCAAAGACCCGCGCCCTGTGCGGCGCGGGAGAAGAACGAGAAGGCCCTGGGCCGCCCCCTGTGCGGGGCGGGCTGGGGCCGGACGGGAGGAACCATGTCGGTCTACAAATCCAAGCGGGGCACCAGTGCCATGCAGTTTATCGAGACGGCGCGTCAGCTGGAGGCCCACACCTTCGCCTGCTGCATCAAAGCACCGAAGCGGTACAGCTTTTTCCTGACCTCACGCATCATGGAGCTGGCCAGCGAGGTGCACGACCACGTGCGGGCGGCCAACAACATCTGGCCGACCAACCAGCACGAGGCGCAGCTGCGGCGGGACGAGCTGCTGCGGGCCAACATCGCCCTGCAGAACCTGAACCCGAAGCTGCAGCTGCTGTATGACGCCATCCTCCAGAACCCGGAGAATTGCGCGTGGATACACCGGGCCATGGAGAAGTGGGGCGACCTTATCAACGAGGAAGCCAAGCTGATCGCGGCGGTGAAGAAGAACGACCGGCAGAGGTACAAAGACCTCCCGGAGCGATAGGAAGAAACCATGGGTTAAGCTCTGTTTTGTTGCATTTCCGGCAGCGCGAACAACTGGTGGGAGCGTTCTCCTAATTCCAGCAACTCCACCAACTTCTGTAATGTCAACAGCAACGGCAACGCCAACGCCAACAACGCCAGCAACTCGAATGGCGTGGCCTTCGGATTCTGCAAGACCCGCGAGAGCGGGCGGTGCGACAAAGTAACCGCGCGGCGGCGAAATCCATACCTTTGCAGAAGGAGAGCTTATTCCCGGCCAACAGGCCAAAACAATCCGCCGATGCGGCCAGCCGGACGCTGCTTGCATGGCGGGGGTATGTGCAGCGCCCCCGTTTACCCTCAAGGGGTACGAGGCATCCGTAGGCGGCATAGCCGCTGACGGCTGCCCTGTCATGGCTGGTGCCGCCAAGCAGATAGAACGCGCACCCGACAAATCCTTCTGTACGGCGGATGCCCCCAACGGGGCGGAAGGAGACCAATGACGAGCGAAGAGAGACATGAGGCGAGATACCGCCGGAGGCTGGCAGAGCGCCAGCGGCGGCGGGAGGAGCGCAGCAGGGCGTGCGGAACCTTCGAGGAGGTGTTCAGCTTCCAGAACCTCTACAAGGCCGGGAAGCTCTGCTGCAAGGGCGTGGGCTGGAAGGGTTCCACGCAGCGGTATTTAGGCGACATCATCAGCAACACAGCCAAGACCCGGAAGGCGCTGATGGAGGGAAAGTGGAAGACCAAGGGCTTCCACGAGTTCGATCTGATGGAGCGCGGGAAGCTGCGGCACATCCGAAGCGTCCACATCTCGGAGCGGGTGGTGCAGCGGTGCCTGTGCGACAACGTGCTGGTGCCGGTGTTCTCGGCGGCCTTCATCTACGACAACGCGGCAAGCCTGAAGGACAAGGGCATCGACTTTGCCATGGACAGGATGAATTGCCACCTGCAGCGCCATGTGCGCAAGCACGGGCTGAAGGGCGGCATCCTGGTCTATGACTTCTCGGACTACTTCAACAGCGCGCCCCATGGGCCAATCTACCGGGAGAATGAGCGGCGCATCACGGACGGGCGCGTGCGGGCCGTGGCCAACGGCCTGATGGAGGACTTCGGGCCGGTGGGCTTCGGCCTGGGCAGCCAGGTGAGCCAAATTGACGCGCTGATGCTGCCGAACGGCCTTGGCCACTTCATCAAGGAGGAGCTGCGCATCCGGGGTGCTGGCCGCTACATGGACGACGGGTATCTCATTCACGAGGACGTGGCGTACCTGAAGACCTGCCAGGAGGCGGTGCTGACCAAGTGCCGGGAGCTGGGCATCCGCATGAACCGGAAGAAGACCCGCATCGTGAAGCTGGGAGAGGCGCGGTTCCTGAAGACCAAATTCCTGGTGACACAGACCGGGCGGGTGATACGGAAGATGCACCGGAAGAGCGCCCGGAAAATGCGGGAGAAGCTGAAGAAGTTCCGCCGGTGGGTGGACGAAGGCACCATGACACGGGAGGATGTCCGCACGGCATACGAGAGCTGGCGCGGCCACATGAGGCGCGGGAACAGTTGGAAGGTGCTGCGGCGGATGGACAAGTATTATCGGAAGCTCTACGAGAGCGGAGACTGGAGGGACAACCATGTATGAAATCAGGAAGGACGGGGCGCTGCTGGCCCTGACGGAGCAGGTGAATTACATCCGCTTGCACCCGGACGGCTTTTACCTGCTGTGCCCGGAGGCGGAGGCCCAGGGCGTGGCGGTAGCGGGAACCCCGTACCACCTTATGGGCCGGGACGAAATGCCGGAGTGCGAGACGGTGCTGGTACAGGAGACGGACGCGGGCCGTGTGCTGCGGGAGGAGCAAGCCAAGGCGGCGGCGGAGGCGCGCCTGACGAGCCAGATGCAGGCGGCGGTGAAGCTGTACGTCAAGAAGGCCACAGACATCCCGGACGAGCAGGCGCTGGAGATGCCTGACCTGTTCCGCACCTGGGACGAGGTGCTGGCCGCAGGGGAGCAGCTGGAGGCCGACACGGTGCTGAACCTGGACGGGCAGCTGTACGGGGTGGTGCAGCCGGTGACGCCCCAGGAGCACCAGAGGCCGGACGGAGAGGGGATGCTGGCCATCTACCGGCCCATCGACCAGACCCACGAAGGAACCAGGGAAGACCCCGTCCCCTTCGTCTACGGGATGGACACGGAGCAGGGCACGTATTACAGCTCCGGCGGTAAGACCTACCTGTGCAACCTGACCATGACGCCCTGCGTGTGGGCACCGGGCACGCCGGGCCTGTGGCAGTGGACGGAGGTGACGGAGTAAGTGGAGACGGTCATCGTGGCCGTGCTGTCCCTGACGGGGACGCTGGTGGGGGCCTACCTGGCCAACCGGAAGAGCACGGCGCTTATCGCCTACCGGCTGGAGGAGCTGGAGGAGAAGGTGAACAAGCACAACAACCTGGTGGAGCGCACCTACAAGCTGGAGCAGCGGATGGAGGTCATCGAGGCGAAGCTGGAGGGGGCCGAGAACCTGCTGACCGAGAAGGTGAAGGTGGCCAACCACCGCATTGAAGATCTGGAGAAGGCCACATGAGCACCCCAGGGAAGCGCCTGGCCGGGCAGAAGGCAGCACGCCGGAAAACCACCATGAAGCGGGTGGTGTGGGTGTGCCTGGCCAACGGCATCGCCTGGGTGTGGTGCAGCTACCTGCTGGCATACCTGGGGCGGGAGGAGATAGCCGAAAGTTTGAGCCAGACCGCCGTGGCGGAAATCATCGGCGTCGTCCTGGTCTACGCGCTGAAGGCACTGCTGGAGAAGCGGAAGGACTTCGGCGCGGTGGGCCTGGAGGAGAAGGACAAGACGGCGGACGAGGACACAGTGAAAGACCTGTGACGGAAAGGAGCAGACCATGGAGAAGTTCATCGGCACGAAAATCATTGAGGCAGAGCCTGCATACCGGGTGGACGGGAAGACGGTGCAGCCCACAACTTGGCCTGTCCCGGAGGGGGCAAAGGCGGAGGAGGGCTACGCCGTCCGCTACCCGGACGGGTACATGAGCTGGTCTCCCAAGGATGCCTTCGAGGAGGCGTACCGGCGCACGGACAATCTGACCTTCGGCCTGGCCATCGAGGCGGCCAAGAAGGGGAAGCGCATCGCCCGGCGGGGCTGGAACGGCAAGGGGCAGTATGTGGAGCTGGCCACGGCCATCAGCTATGCCGGCCCGGACGGAACCGTGGTAAACGCGGAGCACAGCGCCATCGGGAACCGGGCGCTGGCCTTTGTGGGGACTTCGGGGGTGCAGATGGGGTGGCTGGCATCCCAGGCGGATATGCTGGCGGAAGACTGGGCAATCGTGGAGTAAGGAGGAACAGAACATGAGCGAGCAGATTATTTCCCTTATCGTGGCCATCCTGACGGGGCTTGCAACGTGCATCCCTCTGGCTATCAAGCTGGTGCAGTACGTGCAGCAGGCCACCCAGGAGAAAAACTGGCAGGCGCTGCTGGGCCTGGTGGTTGACCTGATGGAACAGGCAGAGCAGAAGTTCGCAGACGGGGCCACGCGGAAGGAATGGGTTATGGCCACGGTGAAGACCAGCGCGGAGTATATCAACTACCCGGTGGACACCCAGGCCCTGTCCGATCTGATTGACGGCCTGTGCGACATGGCGGACATCGTGAACGCGGGAAAGACCGAGGCGGAGCCGGAGGAAGCGGAACCGGCGGCGGAGGTGTGAGCCATGGCCATCGTGACGGAGTATATGACCAAGAACCCGTGCTACCAGAGCGGGCGCACCATCACGGTGAAGGGCCTGATGCTCCATAGCGTAGGGTGCGCCCAGCCGAACCCCCGCGTGTTCGTGAAAAATTGGAACAGCGCGAGCTATGACCGGGCCTGCGTCCACGGCTTCATCGGGGAGGACGAGGCCATCATCACCCTGCCCTGCCTGGAGACGGCGGGGAAAGCCATGCGGGCCTGGCACTGCGGGGCCAGCGGGAACAACACCCACATCGGCGTGGAGATGTGCGAGCCGGGGAACATCAAGTACACCGGCGGGGCCAGCTTCACCTGCGCAGACCTGACAACGGCCCGCAGCTTCGTGCGGAAGACCACGGAGCAGGCGGTGGAGCTGTTCGCACAGCTGTGCAAATTCCACGGGCTGAACCCCATGCAGGACATCGTGAGCCACGCGGAGGGGCACGCACTGGGCATCGCAAGCAACCATGCAGACCCTGACCACCTGTGGCGGGGCCTGGGCATGGACTACAACATGGACGACTTCCGCCGAGACGTGGCGGAGAGGCTGGAAGAGCTGAAGGAGGACGAAGACATGGTACGCTACAAGAGACTGAACGACATCCCCAACGAAAACGGGTTCCGGGACATCATCGAGCAGCTGATGGATGCGGGCATCCTGGGCGGCGACGGCAGCGACAAGACCGGGAACAACGATGTCATCGACCTGTCCCACGATATGGTGCGCAACCTGGTGCTGGAGTATCGGGGCGGCGCGTTCGACCGGAAGTTCAAAGCCGTGGGTATGGAGCCGGTGGTGAAAGACTGACCGGCGCGGCGGGGGTGGGGCCTCCCCTCCCCCGCCGATCTAAAACCGGAGAGGAGGGGCGCGGATGCCCAGCAACATCCTGACCACGGACACGTCGTTCCCCCAGCTGACGGAGGAACAGAGCACCGACGAGAAGTTCGGCGTCATCACAAACTATCTGTATATGCTGCTGGAGCAGCTGCGCTACTCCATGGCCAACCTGGGCCGGGAGAATTTCAACGACGCGGAGTTCGACAGCATCGCCAACATCATCACAGAGCCGGTCTACATCCAGCTGGAGAGCGTGGAGGGCGATGTGGCCAGCCTGCAGCTGACGGCACAGAGCCTGACCAGCCGCATCACCGACGCCGAGGGGAACATCAGTACGCTGCAGCAGACCTCCAACAGCTTGATGGCGCGGGTGCAGGACGCGGAGGGGAACATCTCCTCCCTGCAGCTGACAGCACAGAGCCTGACAAGCCGCATCTCCGATGCGGAGGGGAACATATCCTCCCTAACGCAGACGGTCAACAGCATCACCCTTTCGGTCAGCAACGGGGAATACAGCAGCACCATCCGACTGCTGATGGACGGCATCGTTATGTCCAGCCGGACGATTCAGTTCAGCGGCATGGTGACGTTTTCCGATCTGGAAGGCAGCGGCACCACCATCATCAACGGGGACAACATCCAGACGGGCACCATCTCCGCCATCGACATCTACGGCTGCGTCATTGAGGGTTCCGTCTTCCGCTCTACACTGGACTACAACGGGGATTCCGGCGGAGAAATCGAGTTTTACTACCTGTCCACCAGATACCTGGCGGGCGGCATCCGCCTGGACGACCAGGGCGCGGGCACCCAGTATGAGAACCGATACCGGATGTTCGTCTACACCGAGAGCGTGGCGGGCGTGGCCTTTGCTATGAAGCTGCAGGCGGCGGGCGGTATCAGTATCGAGGCGGGCGAAAATGTGTACATCGAGGCAAGCACTCGGCTGACCATGGACGGGAACATCGTCACCATCAGCGGGAGCACGGTATATCTCGACGGAGACGTGTACATCAACGGAGACCCATACACCCCGGCGGGGTGAGGAAAGGAGCGGAACATCATGTATCTGAAACAGTGCGTGGACGCCTACGCGGCGGTGGTGGCCATGACGGAGAAGGAGTGGGACTACAAGACCGCCCACGCCCTGGTGATGCTGAAGCGGAAGCTGCAGCCACAGGTGGACTTCTTCGCCAAGGAGGAGATGAAGCTGGCGAAGGAATACGCCAAGCTGGACAAGAAGGGAAACATCATCTTCACCGAGCGGGGCACCTTCCCGTTCCGGGAGAAGGAGAAAGCCCAGGAGTACGCCGAGCGGCGCACGGAGCTGGGCATGGTGGAAGCCCAGGAGGACTTCAAGCCCCTGCGGGTTCCTATGCCGGAGCGCATCACACCGGCGCAGCTGGACGCCCTGGAGGGCTTCCTGGAGTTCGAGGAGCCGGAGGGAGGCAGCGGGGCATGAGTGTGGGCCTGCCGCAGATGCTGTACTCCGACGGCATCAAGAAGGCGAAGCAAACGGAGTTCAAGGGCTACAACCACAACCTGTACGCCCAGGACGGGGAGCTGTGGGACATGAAGAACCTGACCAGCGACCTGTACCCCCTGCTGTCCCCCAGGCTGCCCAGGTATATCGTGGAGACCCTGACGAAGCCCAACGGCTTCTATGCCAAGGACGGGATGTACTGGGTGGACGGCACCGGCTTCTACGCGGACGGCGAGAAGAAAGGCGACGTGGCGGACAGCCGGAAACAGTTCACCAGTATCGGGGCCTATATCATCATCCTGCCGGACAAGAAGTGGTACAACCGCTTGACCGGGGAGTTTGGGGACATGGAGGCATCCTGGAGCGGGAGCGCAAAAATCCAGGACGGAACCTACGCCGGGGAGAGCGCGGAGGCCAACACCATCTACGCGGCGGGGGCCAACTGGGCGGACATCTTCCAGGTGGGGGACGCTGTGGCCATCTCCGGCTGCACCATCCACGAGAGCAACAACCAGACCATCATCATCCGGGAAATCGACGGGGACAACCTGCGCTTCTATGAGAACAGCTTCACCATCAATTCCGGCGGGGACACGGAGACGCTGACCATTGCACGGGAGATGCCGGAGCTGGACTTCATCTGTGAGAATGAAAACCGCCTGTGGGGCTGCAAGGGGGACACGGTGTACGCCTCCAAACTGGGAGACCCGTTCAACTGGAATGTGTTCGACGGGCTTTCCACGGACAGCTTTGCGGTGGATGTGGGCAGCGCCGGGGACTTTACCGGCTGCTGCAGCTACCTGGGATACCCCTGTATGTTCAAAGAGGAGAACATCTACAAGGTCTACGGGGACAAGCCCAGCAACTACCAGGTGATGGGCAGCGCCTCCCTGGGGGTGGAGGCAGGCAGCCACATGAGCTTGGCCATCGCGGGGGAGGTGCTGTTCTATTTGAGCCGGGTGGGTATCGTGGCCTATTCCGGCGGCATCCCGCAGAGCATCGCGGCCCCCTTCGGGACGGAGCGATACCGGAACGCCGTGGCGGGCAGTGACGGCGTGAAGTATTACGTGTCCATGGAGGACGTGGAGGGAGGCTGGACACTCTTCGTCTACGACACACGGTTCAACCAGTGGCACAAGGAGGACGCCCTGGAGGCGGTGGGCTTCGGCTGGAACACGGAGCTGTACTTCCTGGACGCAACCGGGAAGCTGTGGCTGAACGGGAACACCAGGACGGTGCCGGAGGACGCCACGCCGGAGGAGCCGGTGGAGAGCCTGGCGGAGTTCGGGGACTTCGTGGAGGACGACCCCAACAAGAAGGGCACCAGCAAGCTGCAGGTGCGCATGGAGCTGGACGCCGGGGCTTCCGTCGCGGTGGAGATGGAGTTCGACAGCGACGGGACGTGGCGGGCGGTGAGCACCCTGACGGCCACGGTGAAGCGGAGCTTCTATCTGCCCATCATCCCACGGCGTAGCGACCACTTCCGCATCCGCTTCCGGGGAACCGGGGGCTGGCGTCTTTACTCCCTGGTACGGGAGAGCTATTCCGGCAGCGAGCTGAAGAGCACGCCGGGCAGACAGTGAGAAAGGAGCAGAGCTATGCCGACTTTTACCTATGACCAATTCCAGAAGGCGGCCCAGGACAGCGGCCTGATGGGCGAGTTCTCCGCGGCGGATTTGAGCCTGGCCCAGCGGAACCCGGACGCGGGCATGAGCCTGCTGAAGTATAAGCAGGACTACCACGCGGCCACCACGGACGAGGCGCGGGCGCTGGCCAACCTGGGAGCGGAGGGCATCCGCAGCAGCTACGGCAACTACACCGGCGGCGACAACGGCGGGAGCTTCTACCTTGACCCCCTCTCCCCTTCCAGCTTCGACGGCGGGAAGGCCCCCACCTACCAGAACCAGTACGCGGGGGACATCGCAGACCTGTGGGAGCAGCAGAAGAACTACGGAAGCTACGACTACGGGGAGGCCGCGCCGGTCTATAACAACCGCTACGACGACACCATCCAAGATCTGATTCAGGGCATCCTGAACCGGGAGGACTTCAGCTATGACCCGGCCACCGACCCGCTGTACCAGAACTATCGCAAGCAGTACACGCGGGAGGGGCAGCGGGCCACGGCGGACACCCTGGGGGCGGCGGCAGCGGCCAGCGGGGGCATCCCATCCTCCTACGCCACCACGGCGGCGGCCCAGGCGGGCAACTACTACGCCGCGCAGATGACGGATAAAATCCCGGAGCTGTACCAGCTGGCCTACAACCAGTACCTGAACGACTACAATATGCAGCTCAGTGACCTGGGCGTGGTGCAGGGCGCGGAGCAGAGCGACTACGACAAGTACCTCAATGAGCTGAACCAGTTCAACACTGACCGGGCCTTCGACTACAATGCCTGGTTGGACGAGTACAACATGACCAAAGACCAGCTGCAGACCGCCCAGGGCCTGGAGCAGCTGGACTACACGAAGTACCTCAACGAGCTGCAGCAGTTCAACACAGATCGGGAGTTCAATTATGGGCAGCTGCTGGATGAAATCGACAGCCAGACCAGGGAGCGGCAGGAGGACATCGACAATGCCCTGCGGGCGGCGGAGTTCGGGGACTACTCCTTCTTGCAGGACATGGGCATCGACACCAGCAACAACCCGGCGGACTTCGAGCGGCAGTACACCCTGGCGCTGCTGGCGGCGGAGTACGGCGACTTCTCCGGCCTGGAGGCCCTGGGCATCACCCCCAGCGCGCAGAACCTGGCCAGCTTCAACCGGACGGCCAGCGGGAGCACCAGCAGAAGCTCTTCCGGCGGCGGGAGTTCCGGCGGGAGCAGCGGCAGCGGTTCCAGCAGCACCGGAGGAAGCACCGGGACGAGCGCGGCCAGCGCAGCCATGCAGCGAGCCAATGCCAACCAGGGCCGCGTGACCAGCGAGGCAGACTGGAACGCACTGGTGGCCGCATACGGAGAGGACACCCTGCGGGCAGCCGGATACACCTATGCCGGTTCCGGCGGCGGCAGCTCCGGCGAGGACAGCGGGTACAGTTTGAGTGATCTGAACACCAACTCCGTGCTGCAGCTGGGCATCGGCCCCATCAGCTACCAGACGGTGGAGCAGCTGGTGGAGCAGGGTAAGGTGGAGGCATACACCGACAGCAACGGGAATTTGAGCGTGCGCTGGATGCCGGGATACAATGCCAACAACTACAGGAATGACCGGAGCACGGCGGGCGGGCTGACGCAGGCCCCCTTCCTGCCCACGCCGTAAGGAGGAGAGACCATGAGCAGATTGAGCGACGCCATCGACGCCAACCGGAACCGGGCCACGGGACAGACCGGTGGCAGCACCGGCCTGCAGAAGGCGGGACGGCCCACCGGAACCCAGGGAACCAGCAGCACCAAAACCACACAGACCAGCAGCCGGACGGGCGGCGGGAGCGTATTGAGCCAGGCCATAGACCGGGCCAGGAGCGGCGAGACGGTGGAGCGGGCCACCGGCGTGCAGCTTCCGCAGAGCTTCCGGGGGCTGACGGACACGCAGCGGAGCGGGGTGAGCACCACCCCCTCCGCTTTGAGCCTTTTCCAGAACCGCTTCAACCGGGACAGCGGCGGCAGCCGGACGGCCACCACCACCCAGCGGCGGACGACGGCGGGGGGCTTCTACTCCATGCCGGACTTCGGCGCGGAGAGCCAGCGCCTGGAGAGCGCGGCCCGGACGGCGCAGAGCGCCATGAACGCCAAGAAGACCGAGCTGGAGGGCGCATACAGCGCCATGACGGAGCTGGAGAAGAGCGCCCAGTTCTACGGCCAGCAGGCGCAGAGCATCTACGAGACCTTCCTGCAGAACCAAGACCCAACCTGGGGGAGCCTGTTCGAGCGGGCTTCCGCCAACTACGAGCGGGCGAACCAGGAGTACAGCGCGGCGGCGGAGACCTTCAACACCCTGTACAGCGAGTACGAGCCGCTGCTGAACAGCTACAACCAGGCGGCGGAGGCGTACAACCAGTACGTGGGCGGCCAGCAGGAGCAGTACAGCGCCTGGAGGAGCACCATCCGCAGCCAGGACGCCATCCAGCAGGACATCGCCGCGACAGATGCGGCCATCCAGGAGCTGACCAGCCAGAGGAACAACCTGAACCGGCAGAAGAGCAACGCCAACCGCTACCGGGGCATCGGCCTGGAGGAAGGGGCGGACGAGAAAATCAAATCCATGGACGCCCAGGTGGAAGACCTGGAGGCCACCAAGACGCTGCTGCAGGAGGAGCTGGAGTGGTCGCAGTATTTCCGCTATGCCGATCTGACCCAGGCGGAGGACTTCGCGGAGTTGAGCCAGTACCGGAGCACCGCCAACGGCCAGGAGCCGGAGTTCAACGCCTGGTCTGGTATGTACACCGAGACCGGCTTCGACGACATCAACTACGACATCATCAACCGCAACGAGGAGGCCATGGGCTATCAGATGGTGAACGACATCCAGACCAACGCCTCCTTCCTGGGCCTGGACAACAGCGAGCGGAAGCAGATGACCGACGAGGAAATCGCCATCTTCAACTACCTGTACGCCCAGGACACCGCGCGGGGCGATACCGAGCACAGCACCGCCTACGGCTACATCGACTACCTGACGGGAGACCTGAACTACCGGCAGCGCCAGGCGGACGAGCAGGCATGGGCGGAGTATGCCAGGGAAAGCCCCGTGGCCTCCTCTGTGTTCAGTGTCATCACGTCCCCCTTGAAGGGTTTGAGCTACCTGGGACAGGCGGCGGACTACCTGGAGGACAGGGAAATCGACCAGAACGCCGGGTATAACAAGTTCAGCTACATGAACAGCGCCATCCGGGATGAAGTGACCGGCATCGTGGAGGACAAGTGGGGCGGTGTGGGCAGCTTCGCCTACAACACCGGCATGAGCATGGCGGACTTCCTCTTCAACACGGCGGTGTCCGGCGGGAACCAGGCGGTGGCGCTGGCCATCATGGGCACCGGCGCGGCGGCGGATACCACCATCGACGCCAAAGACCGGGGCCTCTCCGATGACCAGGCGTTTGCCCTGGGCACCATCGCGGGTGCGGCGGAAATCATCACCGAGAAAGTGAGCCTGGATAGGCTGTTCAACGCGGACTGGGAGAAGGGCGCGCTGAAGTACATCCTGGGCAACGCCTTCACCGAGGGCAGCGAGGAGGTGGCCAGCGACACCATCAACCTGTTCGCGGACATCCTGATCGCAAAGGACAAGAGCGAGTGGCAGACCTCCATCGACGCCTACATGGAGCAGGGCATGACGAGGGAGGAGGCCATGGGAAAGGCCGTGGCAGACCAGGCGGCACAGATGGGCCTGGACTTCCTGGGCGGCGCTATCTCCGGCGGCGTCATGTCTGGCGGTGCCAGCGTGGGAAACGCCGTATCCACCTACAACACCGGGCGGGCGCTGAACCGCATGAACCTGGAGGAGGGAGACCTGCAGGCCATCATCCAGGAGGGCCTGGCCAGTGACCCGTCCACCCGGAGCTACCAGGAGGCTGTGCGACTGCAGCAGCAGATGGAACAGGGAAAGACGCCCGGCACCTACCAGCTGGGGAGCCTGTACCGGGCTAACATCCGCGCCATCGACGCCGAGCAGCAGGGCGCGGAGCTGCTGCAGCGGGCACGCCAGGAGCTGGACGAGCGCGGCAGCGTGCGGAACGGAACCGCCCGGAGCATCCTGGAGAACGTCAACGCGGTCAACACCCTCACCGCCCAGGCGGGGCTGAACCTGACCGACAGCATGAACCAGAGGCAGCGGCGGGAGGCGGTGAAGCAGGCCATCAACAACTTCTCCACCAGCACGGAGACCGATGTGGAGACCGGGAGCGACACCGGCGTGCAGCAGACGGAAGGCGTCGTGCTGCCCACCGCCGAAGACCTGGAGAACCAGAACCAGCAGGCGGCGGAGGTGCAGACAGACGCGGCGGTGGACACCACCACCGAGCCGGGGATGCTGCCCACGGCGGAGCAGCTGGAGGTGCAGCAGCGCCTGGAGCGGGCCAGCACCGATCTGGAGCGCAGCGGCATCCAGGCAGGGGCACGGGAGGAGAACATCCAGACCGTCCAGCGCCTCTCCGACATCCTTGGCCGGAACATCCGCTTCTACGACGGGAGAACCAGAGAGGCCGGAGACCCGTCCGGCGCGGCCAATGGCTACTATGATCTGGACGAGGACACCATCTACGTCAACAGCCGGAGCCGAAACCCGGTGGCGCAAATCGTCAGCCACGAGCTGACCCACAGCGTGGAGACTGCGGACGCCTACGCCGACCTCTCCGAGCTGGTGCTGAACCGCATCCAGCAGACCGGCGGCAACCTGGAGCAGCTGCGCCGGGAGAAGGCGGAGCTGTACGCCAGAAGAGGGGCACGCCTGCCCAGCCAGAAGGCCATCGACCAGGAAATCGTGGCCAACTACGTGGAGCGGTATCTGCTGACGGACGAGCAGAGCATCCGGGAGCTGACGCAGCAGAACCGGAGCCTGGGCCAGCGCATCCTGTCCTGGCTGAACCAGCTGCTGGCCAAACTGGGCAACGCCAGCGCCCAGGAGCGGGCCTTCCTCACCCAGGCACGGGATACCTACGCCCGCGCCCTGCAGCAGACACAGACCAGCTTCAACCAGCAGACGCAGCAGGCAGCGCCCGCTGCCGGGCAGAGCACCCAGCAGACCACCGGCCCGCCCATTATGGAGGGCGGCGGGACGGCCCAGGTGCAGGAACAGCAGACACGGCCAGCCGAGGAGACCCGGCGGGCCGAGCCGGAGGCTGCCCAGGAGGCCCAGGAGGGGCGGCGGAGGCAGCCGGTGTCCGAGCCTGACCCAGAGGCCCAGCGCCGCCGGAGCGAAGCCCAGGACGCCCTGGAGGGCCTACGGGAGGACTACGCCGCCGGGCGCATCACCGAGGAGGAGTTCGACGCGGCCCTGGACGCCATCATGGAGGAAGAGGGCCTTGCCGGAGAGGAGATGCTGGAGCAGTACAGCATCGACGAGAACTACGAGCGGGACATCGACGAATGGGACGCCCAGGGCAGGCCGGACGGAGAGGTGTTCATCCTGGGTTCCACCGGGGACGTGCTGCAGGGCCTGGGGGCCATGGAGCAGGACATCTACCTGCGCAGCGAGAAGGTGAACACCATCCTGCAGCAGCACCCGGAGATGACCCTGGCGGAAATCAAGCGTATTCCCGAAATCCTGGACGACCCGGTGCTGGTGCTGAAGAGCCGGAACGTGGGCCGGGGCGGGCAGCAAAACACCCGCCTGGTTCTCTTCGGAACCGTGCGGGCGGAGAACGGACAGCCGGTGCTGGCCGTTCTGGACTTGCGCCCTGTGGAAAACGGCCTGGCCATCGACGATATGCAGAAAGTCACCAGCTCTTATACCAAAGACAGCAATCCAGTCTGGTACGTGCAGAACAGTGATATTCTTCATGCAGATAAAAATAGAACCATTCCGCTGCTTCGGACGATAGGCTTCCAAATGCCTATCGAACTGCAGAGAAGTGGTTCTATGGGCAGTATATCCTACAACCGGCAGAATGTCAACATCCAGGGCGTACCCTTTGACCAGGTGGTGGATACCACCCAGCAGCAGGAGGACGGCGGCGGGTGGCGGTACAGCTTCGGCGGGCGGAACGCCAACGCTGCAGATCTGGACGCACTGAACCGCGCCCAGGAGATGGAGCGGCAGGGCGTGGCCATGGACACCATCTTCCGGGAGACCGGGTGGTACACCGGCGCGGATGGCAAGTGGCGCTTTGAAATCGACGACAGCGGCATGGAGTACAGCCGGTGGGGAGACCTGCGGCGGGAAGACCGGGCGGAGTTTGCCCGCTTCCGGGAGCTGGAGGGGAAGTTCATCGACGGCAGCATCACCATGGACGAGCAGAACGAGCTGCGGCAGCTGCTGGAAGAGGGACACGGCGCTGGCCGGGCGGAGGAGCAGCAGACGCTGCGGCTGCCTGACTTCGTGCGCCATGACGAGCTTTATCAAAACTATCCCCAGCTGCGCCAGGCGGGCCTGCGGTTCACGCGCCTGCCTGAAGGGACGCGGGGCACCTTCGACGGCCAGGACATCGTTCTGGACGAGAGCCTGCGCAGCGCCCCGGAGGACACGCTGGTGCATGAAATCCAGCACGCCATCCAGCGGGCCGAGGGCTTCACCGGCGGGGCAAGCCCGGAGGGCTGGCAGGCGGTGCGGCAGCAGGTCATCGACACGGTGGCCGGAGCGCGGCAGAACCTTGACCTGTGGCTGCAGGACATCGGATACCCGGAGTACGTCCGGGAGAGCATGAACCGGGTGGTGTCCGGGGAAATCACCCTGGACGAGCACTGGAAGGCCCTGGAGGAGTTCAAGAAGGATTCCCCCTTCGCGGCGGAAATTGCCCGGTGCGAGGAGGAGCTGGCAAACTACGAGAACCAGCTGCGGATGCTGAACAACCTGGGAGACGGCGAGTGGGGCAACAGCTTCGATATGTACGAGAACACCGCCGGGGAAATCGAGGCGCGGGACGTGACCGCCAGGCGGCAGATGACGCCGGAGCAGCGGCGGGAGACCATGCCCAACACCGGAGACGAGCGGACGGTGTTTGCGGAGACCATGCAGGAGCTGGGCAGCGAGTACGGGATGTGGGACGCCCTGCCGGAGAAGCGGCAGTTCTCCATGAGCGAGCCGGTGGAGCAGACCCGTGACCTGCTGGCCCTGCACAACCTGACGGAGGACAAGCTGCGCAGCACGCTGCGCCTGGGCGGGTTCCCCATGCCCTCCATCGCCGTCATCCGAGACCAGATGCAGCATGACAACTACGGGGAAATCACGATGGTCTTCGGGAAGGACACCATTGACCCCCAGGCAGACAGCCGGAACCGCGTCTATGGCGGGGACGCCTGGACGCCCACCGCGCCCAGGGTGGACTACCCCATCGACTACCAGGTACAGCGGGCATTTGAAGACCGGGTGGAGCAGCTTTCCGCCAACGTGGCGGGCGGCACCTTCAGCCGGGGTGGAATCCTGGGTTACCTGGGCTTTACCGGAGACGGCACCGACCTGGACATGGGGGAAATCGTCCGGCGGACGACCAACGACAAAGCGGTACAGGCGGCATACCTGGCCGAGCAGGGCCGGAACGTGGAGCCGGTGATGAAGGCAAAACAGTTCGACAGCTTCGGCAACGAAAGCCTGGATGCCTATATTGACCGGGTGGGCGAGCAGGAGGTTGCGCGGCTGGCCGCCAACCTTATGACCGGGGAGCGCCTGACCAACGAGGAAATTGAGACGGCCAAGGACGTTATCATGGAGCACTGGACTGCACGCAACGAGTGGCGGTTGAACAAGAAACCGGAGCTGCGAGAGACCCGCATTGCAAAACAGCGGGAGAAAATCAGCGATGCGCGTGCGGAGGATTTTATCCGAAACGCCTGGGACTTCTTCCGGGACAGCGGAGCCACCACGGACGAGGTGGACTTCTACGCCACCAGGGACGCCCTGGAGGCGGAGGTGGACAAGCAGGCTGTGGCAGACTGGACGCTGCAGCAGCTGGACGGGCTGCTGGGTGAGCCGGGCATCTACAACGGCAGAGACCCATTCACGTCCGATGGACGGAGCCGGAGCTTCCAGCAGCTGCACTATCCCTACACCCTGGAGAACCTAGTGAAGGCCATGAGCACCACCCAGGAGGCCAGGGGCGAGGGCCTGTGGGGCGCGACGGCCAAGGGCCTGCAGGCTGTCTCCACGCCGGAGTACCGGAACGTGGAGGAAATCCACGCGGACGAGGGACGCCTGCAGAACCTGTCCCAGGAGGAGTATGACGCGCTGCTGCAGGACGTGGACGACGGCATCAACCAGGTCATCGAGGCGGTGCGGAGTACCAATGAGGCACACAGCAGCAACAGCTGGGAAGAGGCGGACATCATCGGCAGCGTCCTGATCGACGCGGCCAGAGGACGCCATACACCGGCGGCGGTGCAGAGGGCCTTCCGCAAGGAGGACTACACCATCAGCCGGGAGCTGGCCCAGCAAATCGTTGACCTCTTCAACCAGGCGGCCAACGTGCCCACGGGATACTTCGAGGCGAAGCCCCAGCGGGCGGTGCCGCTGGACGAAATCCTGGCGGCGGTGGTGCCGGACACCATGGACGCGGAGCTGCGCTCCGAACTGGAGGGCGCGGGCGTGCCCACCATCACCTACCCGGAGGGAGATACCCAGCGGCGCATGGAGGCCGTGAACAGCGTGGAGGGCGCGAAGTTCTCCATCAGCGAAGAGGAAGACGCCGCGCCGGAGCGGCGGGACACCCAGGAGGACGAGCGGGTGTTCATCACGCCGCGCGGCGTGGAGGTGGTGCGCAACCCCACCGACCAGGAATACCAGCAGATGCGGGACGAGGCATACCAGGACTACCCCTGGCTGTGGGGCACCGGGGAGCCGGTGCTGCGGCACACCTATGACCGGCAGGGAAATGAGTATTACTGGAGGGCAGACCAGGCGGTTCATGCCCAGGTGGAGCCGTACATCAACCAGCGGTACGGGACACAGACCAGCCAGCAATGGCAGTGGTGGACGCGGGAGGACGCGGACGAGTGGCCCACGGACTACGGGCGGCAGTACAGCGTGGAGGAGGAAGCACAGCTTCCCACGGCGGCGGAGGAAGAGAGCAGGGACATCATCGGCACCATGCCGGTGAAGGCCCAGCAGTACCTGCGCCGGGCGGAGAGCTACCTGACGGCCAAGGTGGGCAACCTGTTGAGCGTGCCGCGCTATGCGCAGCGTGAGTACCTGCGGGACATCGTGCGGGAAATCTCCCTGGAGTACCTGCGGGAGGGCCGCGTATCTGGCGAGACCATCAACGAGCTGTTTGACCGCGCCTATGACGAGGGCGTGGTGGTAGATCGGGAGTTCTATGACCAGTACGAGGAGCTGCGCAACTACCTGCGGACGGTGAAGCTGACCATCTCACCGGAGGACAGCGCGGACATTGCGGATTTCAACGACTTCCGAAAGAGCAACTTCGGGCGGCTGAATATCAGCACCCAGGGCGGGACGAACATTGACCGGGTGTACCAGGAGCTGGAGAGTATGTGGCCGGAGTTCTTCAGCGAAGAGCGGCAGAGCAACCCGTCCGACCAGCTCCAGCACATCGCGGACGTGGCCCAGTCCTTCCAGGTGGTGGAGCGGAACCTGGACGAATACTACGGCCCGGAGGCGGCGGAGTTCCGCCGGTGGGCGCGGCATGACTTCGAGGCCGCTGTGAACGACGCATTGAGCGAGCTGAACCGCGTCCGGCGCTATGTCCAGGAGCGGGAGACCCAGGCCACCACGGCGGAGGCAGTGCCCACCACCCAGGCAGAAGTCACGGAGATGTGGGGACAGCTGAAGCAGGCCCGGCGCACCTACGAGAAGACGGCGGCCAGGAACCTGCTGACCCAGCACGACCAGGTGCAGGTGGGCAGGCTGCTGCGGGGCGAGATTGAGCTGGAGCACCTGAACGAGAAGACGGACAATGTGAAGGGCATCCGGGAGGTGTACCAGGCGAAGCTGGAGTACGAGCGCCTGACCCGCCTTATCCGACAGTGGAACCAGAGCCGGAAGGCCGCCCTGCGGCAGCAGGCTGACAGATACCTGCAGACGGCCAACGACTGGAAGGACAAGAAGGCGGGCATCCTGTACTCCAGGGAGACCATGGAGCGGAACATCCGGGACATCGTGAAGGACGCCACCCTGGCAGAGGAAATCAACCAGACCTACTTCACGCCGGTGCATGATGCAGCTGCTGCGGCCAACCGGATGAAGAACCAGTACAGAGACCGGGTGCGGGATCTGAACCTGTCCCGAAACGTGGCCAAGGGCAACACGGTATCCGAGGCCCACGCGGTGCAGCTGCTGGGAGAGGCGGAGGATAACATCCGCATCCTGGAGCAGAGCCGTGGCCGCCTGAAGGAGCGGGACGGGAAGAGCCTGGAGGACTGGCGCGGCATCGTGAACGACCTGTGGGAGGAGAACCCGAACCTGGACGCGGAGAAAATCCGGGCGGCTGTGGCCCAGTTCCGCACCATCTACGACGAGTTGTTCCAGCAGATGAACGAGGTGCGGGTGCGCAACGGTTACGAGCCGGTGAATTACCGGAGCGGGTACTTCCCGCACTTCCAGCCGGGCAACGGGGACGGCATCCTGGCCCAGTTCGGAAAGGCCCTGGGCATCGACACGGAGGTGACGGCCCTGCCCACCACCATCAACGGGCTGACACACACCTTCCGCCCAGGCATCCGGTGGTTCGGGAACGCCCAGGAGCGCCTGGGGTTCAACACGGCATACGACGCGGTGGAGGGCTTCGACCGCTACATCGAGGGCGTGGCCGATGTTATCCACCAGACCGACAACATCCAGCGACTGCGGGCGCTGGCATCCCAGGCGAGGTACAGAACCGGGGACGAGGGCATCCGCAAGCAGGTGGACGAGGTACGGGCCAACCCCAACCTGACGGAAGAGGACAAGCAGAACCGCATCGAGAAAATCTACGAGACGGGCCGTTTTGCCCTGTCCAACTTCGTGGTGGAGTTGGAGGAGTACACCAACCTGTTGGCCAATAAGAAGAGCCGGGCAGATCGGAACATGGAGCAGGCCCTGGGGCGAAATATGTACAATCTGGTGAAGGCGCTGGAGGGCCGCGTGGCCGCCAACATGGTGGCCGTGAACCCGGCCAGCTGGCTGACCAACTTTATCCCCCTGACCCAGGGCGGCGCGCTGCTGGACAGAGGGATGCTGCTGAAGGGAATGTGGGATACCCTGAAAGCCTACAAGGTGGACGACGGCATCGTGGACAAGAGCAGCTTCCTGACCAACCGGCGCGGCAGCGACCCGCTGGTGCGTACCTGGGCACAGAAGGCATCCGCCACGGCGTCCAGGCCCATGGAGTACATCGACCACTTTGTGGCCGACAGCCTGGTGCGGGCCAGATACCGGCAGAACCTGGGCAAGAACATGAGCGAGGACGCGGCCATGAGCGAGGCGGACGCCTGGGTGGCCGGTGTCATGGCAGACCGGAGCAAGGGTTCCACTCCCACGCTTTTCAACCGGAGCAACCCCATCACGAAGGTATTCACGCAGTTCCAACTGGAGGTCAACAACCAGTTGAGCTACCTCTTCAAGGATATGCCCAAGGACGTGAAGGACAAGGGCATCGCGGCCCTGGCGGCGGCGTTGCTGAAGTTCTTCCTGGGGGCGTGGCTATTCGACGAGGTATATGAGTATGTCATCGGGCGCAGACCGGCACTTGACCCCATCGGCATCCTGAACGATACCGTGGGAGACCTGACTGGCTACGAGCTGCCCAACCTGGTGGAGCTGGGCGTGGGTGCAGTCAGCGGGAACCTGCCCTCCTTCGAGGTGGAGCAGACCGGGCTTTCCGAGGCGGGGGCCAACTTGGCCGGAACCGTCGCGGAGACGCTGCCCTTTATCGGCGGTGTGCTGGGCGGCGGGCGCGTGCCCATCAGCAGCGCCATTCCAAACCTGGGGAACCTGTGGAACGCACTGACCAATGAGGACTGGAGCGCGGAGAAACGCCTGCAGGAAGTGCGGGACGAGCTGCTGGAGAAGCCCCTGGTGTACCTGGGCCTCCCATTCGGAGGCGGCCAGCTGAAGAAAATCTACGAGGGCATCGAGGGCGTCATCCAGGGCGGGAGCTATTCGGTCAACGCGGAGGGCGAGCAGGAGCTGCAGTATCCCATCTACAACGACACTCCGGCCCAGGCCATCGGGAACGCGCTGCTGGCGGCCACCTTCGGGCGCACTTCCCTGCCTACGGGACGGGACTGGATTGAAGGCGGGTTTGATACCCTGGGTGCGAAGCAGACCGCCGTGTACCAGGGGCTGCTGGAGGCTGGCGTGCCGGGCGAGGAAGCCTATGCGCTGCTGAAGGAGCTGCGAGGGGCGGAGAAGACCGAGACCGAGAGCGAGGCCGCCCAGGAGCGCAGACTGCTGCAGGAGGCTGACATCTCCGGCGACGGGAAGAGCATCGTCTATTATGGCCTTATGGCCAGCGACCGGGAGCGGGAGCTGATGGACGAGCTGGCAGACATAGATGCCGATATGGGCGAAGTCACCACGGCGCTGCTGGGCATCAAGGACGCTGGTGCGCTGAAGGGCGCGGCGGCCTCCAACGCCAAACGGGACGCCATCGCGGGTGCGGCATTGTCAGAGGACGAGCAAATCCGGCTTTACAACTACACCTTCGGGGAGAAGCAGGATGACGGCAGCTATGTGAGCAGCCGGGCCGAGGACATCGCCGCCTTCCGGGAGGCAGGAATGACCTTCGACCAGTTCCTGGAGGCGCAGAATGAGTACAGCACCATCAACGAGGAGTATGGCAGCCCCAGCGAGAAGGCGGTGGAGTTTGCCCGCTGGGTGAACGGCCAGGGCCTGACCGAAGAGCAGGCAGCGGTGGTGAAGGATGCCTTCACCTATTACAGCCAAATCCCGCAGAGCGGCGGATACTATGAGAAGTTCACGGAGGCGGGCATGAACGACGAGAGCGCGTACAGCCTGAACCAGGCCCTGGACGAGCTGGAGCCGCTGGAGGGCGAAGACCAGGTGAGCAGCCTGCAGAAATACCAGGCGGTGGTTAATTCAGATCTGACGGAAAGCGAGCAGATGACCGCCATGGGAGAGCTGATGCCGGAGACCGAGTATGAGAAGCTGCGCGTGGGAAGCCTGCAGGGCGTCACCCCAAGGGCCTACGTCTCCTACAAGCAGGCGCTGCCTCTCTACGATGCGGACGGGAACGGCAGCTTCAAACAGGAAGAGGTACGGGCAGCACTGGATTCTCTCCCCCTGACGACGGAGCAGCGGGCCGCCCTGTGGCAGATGCAGAACAAGAGCTGGAAGCCGTCCAGCAATCCGTACAGCGTGAGCGTGAGCCAGCAGGTCTACGACGCCCTGAACGCAGAAGGCGAGGGCGACGGTGGACTGATGGACTGGAGCGGCGGCATCACGCTGCCAACGGCGGAGGAGCTGGAGCAGAATGGACTGATGAACTGGAACTAAAAAGAAGCACCCGCACCAGGTTCTCCCGGCGCGGGTGTTTCTCTATCCATTCCAATCTATCAGGAGGCCATCTTCCCAGCAGTCTTGACACGGTTCGTATCCATAGCTTTCAGCGAGGGCGGTGTTGAGAATGTTGAAGTCACGGCCTGCGATGTGGTAGCATCCCCAGTGGTGATACTTGCTGCCAGACGCCGTGATGATGCAGGCATTTTGCCGAAAGAAACCAACCTCTGGAGCGTAATCACCAACGCCTGCGGTGTATCCTTCGTCGAAGCCTTCGGAGCGCCCGAAAGAATAGCCCTCCTCATAGGAGTTGCCTAGCTCATACTCTAGCTCTTCAATGGTATCCTCCATCTTTTCAATCTCACTGCGGGAGGACGCGGAGCCAATGAAGGACAGCAGCGCAAGGGCCGCAAGCACGACGATGCCGAGCTGATACCCAACCTTGTCGAAGGACGGAATGGGGCGGCGCTTCGGTTCCGGTTTTAGATCGGCGGCGGGAGCTGGTCCTGGTTCCGGTTCCGGCGGAGGAGCGTCGGCCTGTTCTGCCTGGATGCGCTCCTGGGCCGCCTGGAAGGAGGCGAGCTGACTTTCCGGTATGCAGATGCTTTGCCCGTCCACGGTGAAGTTATACAGCGTTTCTCTGCGGACGTGGGCCTCCCTGGGAGGCGGCGGAGGCGGAGCGGCCTTCTTTTCCTCCATGCGCCTGATGATGCGGTTGGGAATGAACCAGACGCCGAGGCCAAACAGGGCGATGGTGAGAAGCCCCGCGCCGATTCCGCCGAGGAAAAGGAAGTCCGCGTACTGCAGCAGCGTGTAGATGGAGCAGGTAATGAGCAGGGCAACACCCCGTACGAGCCACTTCATAGAAAACCCTCCTTGCTTTTTCTTGCGGTTAATCATCTTTTTTATAAAAATATCACGTCTCCGTGGTATCGTCAATGCAGAATATGCGAAAGGTGAGTAACGGAGGCGATGCAAAAGTGCGTCTATACACGCTGGACGGAAAATGCAATATCTCCGGCCCACGGATACGGGAGGCCAGGGTGAAGGCCGGGTTGTCCCAGGAGGAGCTGGCGGTGCGGATGCAACTGGCCGGGCTTCAGATGGGGCAAATGGCTGTGAGCCGGATTGAGACCGGAAAGCGCCTGGTGCCAGACTTCGAGCTTCCGCTGCTGGCTGACGTCCTGGGCGTGTCCACGGACTGGCTGCTGGGAAAAGAATAAAAGAGCACCCCCTACCGCGAGTAGGGGGTGCTTCGCTATAAACGGGCTTGACTTCCTGCGTTAATCAGCTTTAGAATAAAACGCAACAAAAAGCAAGAAGCAGAAAGAGAGGGCGCGCACATGAAGAAGGCGAAGAAAGAGAAGAAGCCGACGAAGTTCAGCCATCTGACCTACACCAACCGGCTGAAGATTGAACGGATGCACAACGAAGGCTACGGCATCCAGGCCATCGCCGACGCCCTCCATGTGCATTACACCACGGTGTACCGGGAGCTGAAGAGGAAGAACGTCACCTACCAGCACAAGAAGAGCGACTGGACATACGAGGAGCGGTACAGTGCGGACAAGGCCCAGGAGCAGTATGAGCTGAACAAGACCGCCAAGGGAAGGCCCATCAAGCTGGGGAAGGACTTCGCCCTGGCGGACTTCATCGAGCGGAAAATCGCGGACGAGCACTATTCCCCGGCGGCCATCATCATGGAAATCCGGGAGCAGGGCCTGGAGTTCGACACGACCATCTGTGAGAAGACCATCTACAACTACGTCAACAGCGGGAACGTGTTCCTGCGGGTGACGAGCAAGCACCTGCCCGAAAGAGGAAGACGGAAGCGGCAGTATAACCACATCCGCCCGGCAAGAGACCAGAAGGGGGAGAACATCGAGCAGAGGCCAGAGCATATCAACCAGCGGGAGGAGCCGGGGCACTGGGAGATGGATACCGTGAAAGGAAAGCAGAAGACAAAGAAGTGCGTGCTGACCATGAGCGAGCGGAAGACCAGGAATGAAATCACTCTGCCCATCATGGGGGCGAAGATGGAGAACGTGGTGGCGCAGCTGGACGCGCTGGAGCGCCGTCTGGGCGACAGGTTCCCCCTGGTGTTCAAGAGCATCACCGTGGACAACGGGAGCGAGTTCCAGGACTGCGCCGGTATCGAGCGTTCCATCTTCGGAGGGAAGCGGACAAAGGTTTACTACTGCCATCCGTACAGCTCATACGAGCGGGGCACCAACGAGAACCTGAACAAGATGCTGCGGCGCATCTTCCCGAAGGGGACGGACTTCGATCTGGTGCCGGACGAGGAAATCATCGCGGCGGCGGGATGGATGAATAACTATCCCAGGAAAGTCCTGGGAGGGACTACGGCTGCCCGCGCTTTTGATAACTTTTTGGCCGAAATCTCCTGACAAAAATTTTTTCAAAAAATCTTGCGATAGGTATTGCTTTTTTCAAAGGGCCTGCGCCTGTAAGAAAAATCGTGCACTTTCCGCCAAAGTGTGCTATACTATGGATTTGAACTCATTTCATCCGGAAAGGGTGGTTTTC